GACTCAGGCGCCAGGCTAAGTAAATACCAGCGCCGTTTATTGTGGCAAATGGCTTACCAAAAGACCGTCAGCAACTTAAAGTCAAACGGCCAATGGCCAGATCACTTGCCGTGAGCCTTGGAAGCTGGCATCTTTTCGTGTTTTTTGAGTTCTTTTTCAACAGCAACAATGCGCTTCATTTCGTTCTTATGTTCTTTTTCTGGCTCATAGTAACCAGATGGTGTTTTTTTAGACTTTATGTCAGCAGAGATTTTGAAATTGGTAGCCATAAAATTTCCTGTTAAAATAACATTGACATTGTGCCACCAACGGCATAAAGTTACCAAACAACGTTTTTAAGGAAACATCATGGGTAAAATGGACACAGGCAAAGGCGCTCCAAGTTCTACTGGCGCAACTCCACCTAAAGGCGCTGACAAGCCAGACAACAGCGGCAACCGTATGGGTAAAGTCGTTGGCGGCGTTGGCATGGGCAAAGAAGACATGATCGACAACAACAAGCAATTCAATACTGGCAAGACCGAAGGTATTTGCTACGTTAAAGAAAAAGCCTGTTACCCTTGCTAAAATAGCGAAACCCTAACAGTCGGGAAGGACTGAAAGGGTTTCTGGCCAAATCAAATAAGGAGATTTGAAAATGGTTGAGCGCAATTGTAGAGGCTGCGATCACTTTGTAGATAGTGGTCACAGCGTAGGTACTTGTAGACGTTATCCGCAGTACCAAAATAGATCACCCAACGACCGTTGCGGTGAATTTTTGGCTATTGTGCATCCCGAAGTAATGCGGTTGGCTGTTGTAGACATGGCGCAAGTAGAAAAAGCATTTGATGATGCACATATTGAATACGTCAAGACAAAGCGCAAATACACCAAAAGGGCAAGCGCATGATTAAGCCTTTAAGAGACAAGATCATTGTCAAGCCTGAACAGCGGTTTAAGTCGGAATTATTGGATTTGAGCAAGGTAGAAGGCGCTTTCACCACGGGCCATGTGGTTGCGTTGGGTGATGAAGCATTGCTAAACGGCTTAAAGATGGGCGACAAAGTACATTTTGGGACTGTGGCTGACACGGCAAAAGACGAATATTTAAAGTTTGAACCTTTAAAGCTAGGTGAAGATCAATGCTTAAAAATGAGTTGGCAAGACATTTGTTTTGTTGAGGAAGCATGAACAAGATCAAATGGCTGCTTTGGAAGATTGGCAAACTTCTAGAACGCAAAGACCCAAAGAAACGCCCAAGACTGTATAAACAAGCAACTGTAATAACTGGAGAAGATAAATGAAAGAAACGATTAACCTGCGAATTCAAGACCTGATGACAAAAGGCCGCGAACTGGAGCAGCAACTGCAACAGATCAATGGTGCGCTGCAACAATGCCAATGGACTTTAGCCGAACTGGAGAAACAAGAATCTGCAGAGAAGCCTGCTGAATAATGTTATTAAACGAGAAAAATATCTCGTTTAGTGGCATAATGTAAGCATGAAACGAATTGATCTAACTGGACACAAAAAAGGTAGATTGACTGTGCTTGGTTACAGTCATTCGCACATTCAGCCATCTGGTCAAAAACGTGCCATGTGGAATGTTGTTTGTGAATGTGGAACTGAAAAAAAGATTTCTACTAGTGGATTGACTAGTGGAAAAACAATTTCATGTGGATGCTACAAGGCTGAAGGTCTAAACAAAAAAGAAGAAGGCATTTCAAGTTTTAATCACAAGTATCGTGGTTATTTGGCAAGAGTAAAAACACACAAAAAAAACATAACTTTTGAATTGACGAAAGATCAATTTAAGGATATTGTTTTAAAACCATGCCATTATTGCGGTGTTGAACATTCAAGTCGCGCTATGGCAAAGCCAACAGCTAACGGTGCTTTTGTTTCTAACGGAATAGATAGGATAGATTCTTCAAAAGGTTACATTGTTGAAAACTGTGTTCCATGTTGCACTAATTGCAATTGGATGAAAGGTGCAATGTCTTATGATGATTTTTTGTTTCACATAAAAAGGATTTTTAATCATGCCATTGCAAAAAAGTAAAACAGCCAAAGCGTTTAAAGAAAACATCAAAGCGGAAGTGAAAGCAGGGAAACCTGTGAAGCAAGCCGTGGCAATTGCCTATGCTGAAAAGCGTGAAGCACAGAAGGCCAAAAAGAAATGAAAAAGCACGATAAACCTATTGAGCATAAAACCACGGGTAAGGGTAAGACCTACAACCCAACGGAAAAAGGCGCAGGAATGACCGCCAAAGGTCGTGCTGAATACAATGCAAAGAACAACGCCAATCTAAAGCCGCCAGCGCCAAACCCAAAGACCAAGGCAGATGAAGGCCGTAAAGCCTCTTTCTGTGCAAGGATGGAAGGTGTAGTAAAGAACGTTAAAGGCCCAGCCGAGCGAGCCAAGGCATCATTAAAGAATTGGAACTGCTAATGAAACCTGGACTTTATGCCAATATCCACAAAAAACAGGAACGTATCGAACGCCAAAAAGCGGAAGGTAAACCTGTGGAAAAGATGAGAACGCCTGGCACTAAGGGTGCGCCCACAGCCAAAGCGTTCAAAGAAGCCGCAAAGACTGCCAAAAAATGACCGATGAAAAGCGCCCCGTTGGTAGACCAAGCCTATATGACCCATCATTCTGTGATGAGGTTGTGGCATTGGGGCGCATTGGTAAATCTGTAGAACAAATTGCCTCAAAACTTAACGTTTCCTTACGTGTTTTATACGATTGGAGAGATAAGCACGAGGAATTTCTGCACGCCTTGGAATTAGCAAAACAACATGAGCTTTCATGGTGGGAAGAACAAGCGCAGGCTTACATGGTTGAGAACAAAGAAAGTGACCGATTGAACGCATCATTGTGGTCGCGGTCAATGGCTGCAAGGTTTCCTAAGAAGTACCGTGAAAGCACAAAGACCGAGATTACAGGGGCAGATGGAGCGCCGTTGCTGTCTGGCATCCAAGTGACCTTTGTAAAGCCTAATGAGTGACGTACAAGGCGCAATAGCAAAAGCACAGTTCCCGATCAAGCTGCAATGCTTGTTTGAGAAAAGCCGTTACAAGGTTCTTTACGGTGGTCGTGGTGGCGCTAAGTCATGGGGTGTTGCTAGGGCTTTGCTGATTAAAGGCGCTAAAGACCCGTTACGCATACTGTGCGCCCGTGAGTTTCAGACTTCTATCAGGGATTCAGTACACAAGTTGTTGTGCGACCAAATCGAGGCGCTTGGGCTACTTGGGTTCTATGAGATAACTCAAAACACAATTAGGGGCAAGAACGGCTCAGAATTTAACTTTGTTGGCCTAAAGAACAACGTAGCCAACGTCAAGTCTTATGAAGGCGTTGACATTTGTTGGGTGGAGGAAGCGCAGACAACCAGCCGATTTAGCTGGAACGTGCTAATTCCTACCATTCGCAAAGAAAACTCTGAGATATGGATTACGTTCAACCCAGAGCTAGAAACAGACGAAACTTATCAAAGATTTGTCATTCACAAGCCTGACAACGCAATTGTTGTTAAGGTCAATTGGTCGGATAACCCTTGGTTTCCTGACACGTTGCGTGAGGAAAAAGACGCGCTCAAGAATCGTGACCCGCAAGCCTACAACGTGGTGTGGGAAGGTTTGTGCCGCCAAACAGTTGATGGCGCTGTGTTTGCCAAGGAAATGCAGCTTGCCGAGTTGGATGGTCGTATCACAAAGGTTAATTACGACCCAACAAAGCCCGTACACGCCATTTTTGACTTGGGCTGGTCTGACGCTACCGCTATCTGGTTCTTGCAGTTTATTGGCATGGAAACTCGACTGATTCGCTACACCGAGGGCAATCAGCAGACCATGAGCGACTATCTAGCCAAGATGCAAACCTACGGGTATATCTATGACACGCTCTGGTTACCGCATGACGCTGAGAACAAGACGCTGGCGGCAAATGGCCGTAGTATTGAGGAAATCGTTAGAAATGCTGGCTATAAAACCCGCATCATTCCAAGAACGCCAATATTAGACAGCATTAACGCTGCCAGGACAATCTTTAGGAATTGCTGGTTTGACCGTGATAACTGCCATGACGGGTTGCAATGTCTTAGGCATTACCGCTACGATGTAGACCCAGAGACTAAGCAGTTCAGCAAAACGCCCGTTCACGACAACTATAGCCACGGCGCTGACGCTTTTCGCTACATTGGATTGATGATTAACGAACCAAAACAGCGCAGACAAACAAAGCCAGCGCAATATTATGGTGGCGCTAATAGCTGGATGGGCTAAAATTAGGCAACTTGTCAAAGGACATATATGGCAGATGATTACGACCCACGGATTCAAGAAGCAATTGAGTTCCTAAAACTGGCAAACGATGCCGACACAATGAACCGTCAAGAGGCTCTTGAAGACCTTAAATTTGGCGGCGGCGATCAATGGCCTGTGGAATTGCAAAACTCACGCAATCTAGAATCACGCCCCGTCATTGTGGTTAACAAGGTGGATAACTATTGCCGCCAGGTCTGCAACCAACAGCGCCAGCAACGACCACGCATCAAAGTCCACGCTATTAACACGCAGCAAGACATGGTTGACGCGCAAGTGATTCAGGGCATCATTCGCCACATTGAAGTCAATTCAAACGCCGATAACGCCTATGACAACGCTTTTGAATACGCTGTGCGTATGGGTTGGGGCTATGTGCGCGTCCGCACAGACTACGTTTCAGAAGATTCATTCGACCAAGAAATCTATATTGACCCTGTAGACAACCCGTTTACTGTTTACTTTGACCCTAACTCTGTAGCCCCTGATGGCTCTGACGCTGACC